ATACTTTATATCACCTCCACCAAGTCGTTTTCAGCAATATCTTTAGCTTTTACCCATTGTTTATTAATATAAAACTTGTGTTCTGGTGTACATTTTACTTTATGTCCATCTTCAAATTCAATTTCAAGTACGTCTTTATTATTAAATGTATGTGTTTGAAGCACCTCTTTAAACTCACCCTCTTTAGTAAATACTTCATCTCCTATTGAAATAGTTTCAATTGCTCTATAACCATTACGAGTTAAAATATTAGTTCCGGCAACAAGGCATCCTCCTCCCATTTCTTTTTGTGGGAACATTGACCCGATAACATCATATGTATGATTGGTCATAATCATAGGAACATTTGCTTTACCAAGTTTCAATGTCAATACTCTAAATGTTGATTTGACAATTTGTGATCTTGTCATATCTCTTGTTTCTTTACCAGCAGCTGTATCTTCCATTTCTTTTGTGGTCGATAACATACCCAAACTATCTAATACAAAGATTATTGGTTTTCTGTCTTTTTCTGGTTGCTCAATATATTTATCTAAAATTTTTAAAGATTGAGTTCTAAATTCTTGTACTGTGGAAACTGGAACAACTACCATTCTAGTACCATCTACACCACGACTTTGTATCATCTCTTTAGAGATGGCACTCTCTGATTCAAAATAGATAACACCGGCGTCTTTGTTTTTATCTAAAAAATGTTTACAAATACCTAAAGCAAAAAATGTTTTACCTGTAGCGGCCTCTCCAGCGATTGCTGTAATTTTATTACCTGGCATACCACCATAGATACTGCCGGATAACAGAGCATTAAAGGCATATGAACCTGTGTCAATAAAACTTGTTATATCATTGGTATCAACACCATCTGCTACGATTGTAGCATATTCATTACCCGTTTCTTTAATTATGTCCTTTAGAAAGTTGCTCATATTTCATTATCTCCTGTTCTGTCTTTGTTATTACGTACCATTTTATGTCCATACTATAACAGATTTCTTTGATTTTGTCAAGCTCCGTTAGTGGAAAAGAATGGTTCATATATTTATTTGGTTCTTTGTATATTGTTATTTTCATTTGTCATCTAATAATTTGTATATCTGCTGTTGGTGACCATATTTCAAGTTCTGTTCTCAAACGTTTTTGTTCTTTAAGACTATTATAACGATTGGTTGCTTTCTTCTTCCACCAATTTATAATAGTATTTAAGTCGTGTTTGTCATAATTTTCATCTTTAACAGATTTGGTTTCTTTATTGTTTATAATATCTATATAGTTTTTAATACCATAATTACACGTATAGTATCTTTTTCTTTCTGTTAATTTCTTAGCATTGGTAATGGTTGTGTTAAAATTTTCTAAATCAGTTCCATCTAAACTTCTTTTTACTAAACCAATAATAGCTTGAGTAAGTTTTAATTTTCTACTAGAAGCGTCAGCTTTGACAAGTTGGCCTACATTGTTTTCAACAAAGGTAGATAAATCGTGGAAGGGTTTGCCGTGTATTAAAGGTATAAAATCACTATCAGTTAAACCTTGATATCGTAAATAGGGTTTCATTCCATCATATTGACTTGATGATTTACTATTACCATATAGACTTGTTGTTTCAAATAAACATAAATTCATTCCATATTTTTCATTTAATTTTTTTCTTATCCAATGACTACAACAAATGGCCGCTAATAATTTACCACCCAAATAATTATAACCAAAAGGTTGTGCTGGCACAATTACAAAACCCATAATAGATGTTTTATTAAATGTAACAAGTTCAGGCACATTACCTAATAACTGATTACGAGGTTTCATATTAATAACAGGAGAACCACATCTAATAAATCCAACCCATTTTCCTGTCGTCTTTTCTTTTACACCTATCTTTAAATTTTTACCAGGTACACTTGACATATTAGTGTGTGATGATATTAAATTTAAATATGAATCAAAGGTAGTGTTGTCTGGTTCTGTAATTTGGAAATCCATATCTTCAGGTGACATATCAAAGTTATCAAAGATTTCTGTTTCCGGTCCCATACCTGGTAAACTAGCAGATATAGTATCGTTTAATTGAGATAACTTTTGGACTCTCATATATTCATCAATTCTATTGAACTGACTAAAATAATCATTAAATATTTTAGAGCAATATAGTGCTTGATCTTTATTTAGGGTCTTCTTCATTCCATTTCCATAGTAAAATCACAGGTAGTAATAGGGATAATATAACATATAAAAGCGATAAAAGCAAGTCCATTATTTAAACTTATCTGTTTGGGTTCCCCAGCTGTCCCAACCTGGTCTTTTTGTTCTGGCAAACAATTCGATATAGGGGCCTTCCACCAACCTTTCAATTAGATTATACATCTGGTCTGGTTTTCTGGAGTGTTCTCTACGTTCAGATACAACTAGTTGTTGTACGTCTTTATTGATTCGTTTTGGTTTGCCTTTGGTTGCGAGTAAACACATTTCAGGATTGGCTCTTGTCCAATATCCTAGACCTGTAAAGAAACCTAATTTAGTTCTATTTGTTTTTGCCCAAGTAAACCCTACTGTCTTATAGGTAAAACCCCAGCCTTCTATAACTTCAAATGCTTTTTTAAGAAATGGGTCTGTAACCCACATTAAGAGAGTTGAATTGTCCTCAGCAATTCGCTCAACAGGTAAAGAAACAATGTCACTAAGACCAAGGCACTGATAATGCTTGGTAGCGTTTCTTCCTTGTCCTTTTTGCGAATATGATTTAAAATACCACGGAGGATCAGCATAAATTACTTTATATTTTTTGTTACTAATATTTATATCCATAAATAAAAAATTGATATGTTAATTAATCATATCTAATATACTCTAAAAGAATGCCTCCAAACTGGCCTTCTGTTCATTTTCCCAACCAATTGCTTGTAATATAAATCTCATTGGGTCTAAAAATGTTTTTTCAAATTGTACTTCGTAGTCAATGTATTCTTGTAATTTAAATTCTTTAGGTAATGTTGTTATGTAACTAATGACATCAAATTTAAATGGATTAGCTTCTATCAATTTCAGAAATTTAAGTTTGTCGCCCTCTTGTATAAAGGGATATTTGTTTTTTAAACCAAATTGTTTTATTTGATGATTATAAATCAAAGCACCTTTCACGTGTATTGGTGTACCTTTGATAAACACATTACTAGAGTGTTTGTATTTTTTTAAATTGTTACAACTTCTTGGAAAAGATATTTGTTCAGCAGACATTTGAAAAAACTCCTTTTTAAAGTCGGCAATAAAGGTGTGTAAATCAGATTGATTTTTAGACATTATAATTTTAATAGCTTCTTTAATTTTACCTCTACAAACTTTTGGTGTGGATGATTTAACAGCCTCAATACCCATAATCTTTAATTTGGGGTTAGAAAGTCTAACGCCTTCTTCGTCTAAGACATTTAGCATATATCTTTTCTTAGCAACCCATATGCCTTTATTGGCAATTACTTCTCGTTTCATAACCATACAATTTTTAAAAGCATTTGTATATTCAGATAATTCATCAAAACATTTCTCTAGGAATGGTTCAATTCTGCTATCAACAACCTTATCTATAAAATTACATATTTGGTCATTTGTTTTACCCTTACAAGTTTTTTCTACTAACTTATCAAGTGTTACATAAATTGAGTCTGTATCAGACGCCACAATGTAATCTAATTTTTCTTTCGATTTTAAAATAGTATTCAGATAATTGTTTACCTTTTCTTCTATAAACCTAATAATGAATTGACCTGCTGTTGTAATGGCACTAGCCTGACTTACATCATAATATCTAAAATATTGATTACCAACGGCACCATAAGCTGAATTAAGAGCAATCTTTCTTGCCCATTGAATATTATGGCAACGAGAAATCTCTCTGACCAAATCAGGATTTTTAGTTCTTTCATATTCTGCTTTTGCTTTTAACATTCGGTTCTTATAAATTACTCGTTCATTGTACATTGTTTCCATCATTTCAGGTAAGAAACCTTGACTATCATTTTTAAACAAAGCTCCATTAGGAGTAATACAAGTATTTTGTTTCTTCAAATAATCTAGGTCTGCTTTATGATCTAACATCTTGTTTACTGAAATGCCAGATGAGTTTACACCCATAAATTTTTCTGGAGAAATATTGTATTGAATTATAATATGTGGATAAAGACTGTTTATATCCAGACTAACAATCCATTTGTGCTGGCCTAGTTGAGGGTCTTTTACATAAGCACCTTCATACTTTTCATTCTTAATATTATCTTTTCTTGGAGGAATACAAATCTTTTTTTTCATTAAATTGTTTGCTATCATAGTATCCCACACTCTCACTTGTGAAAAAATATCTCCATAATTTACTTTAGATTCATAGGCAACAGTTAATGATAAATCAATTAGACCTAATTTGTCTTCTAATGCGTCAACGATCTCAACGTCTTGTATATTATAATCAATAAAAGATTGAAAATCTTTGGTGTACCATTCTTTAAATGTACTGTATGGCATTTCATCTTTACCACGTCCAAGTTCTAGTTCACCTATAAAGTCAAGTTTATAACTCTCTTGCCTTGTTGGTATAAACCATTTGTATAATTCTAAATAATCTAAATTAGTAATACCTTTTATATCATATGCTGTTTGTAGTCTACCTCTTACAGTAAGTTCTTCTTTATGAATTAAACTCCAAGGCGACATTTTGTTTGCTATTTTGTCACCAGCTATTAACGTAATTCTATTCATTAAGTATGGTACGTCAAAAAACTTGGTATTCCAACCCGTTATAACATCTGGATAATTCTTTATCCAAAACTTCATAAATTCAAATAGTAATTGTTTTTCATTCTTACACTGTACATAAGTAACATCTGTTCTATCGGTTTTAAATTGACCAACACCCCAGGTAAGTATTTGTTTGTTTGATTGATTTTTTACTGTGATTGATAATAGTTCTTCTATTGGATTTTCAACATCAGGAAATCCATTTTCGCAAGTAGTTTCTATATCTACTGTATAGATTTTAATAAACTTTTTGTCCCAGGCAATTTCTTCTGGCCATTCTTTACCAATATATTGATAATGGTATCGTTCTAGTCCGTAAATAGGAGAATTTTCTGTTGCTATATCTCGTCTAAATCGTCTAGCGTCATCAATAGATTTAAAAGTAATAGGTTTTAGGAATTGACCTTGTAAGGTTTTAAATTCTGTTTCTTCGTGTGTTAATGAATATAGAGTTGGTTTGAAATCTAATTTTTCTTTCCATTCTTTACCATCAAAATTACCTCTAACAAGGAGTTTTCCTTTATGTTCAATTACCGATTTATAAAAATTCATTTAAAGTACCTCTTTGATAAGATTCAATATTCTTCTTATTATACACATAATCTTTAGATAAGTCAAATGGTATTTGATTTGTTTTTGTATAACTTGTTTCACCTGGTTTTTTAATTTGCCATATTAAGTCACTATGTTTTGGATGGTTTAAAGACCACTCTACTGTAGATTTTTTTAGTTGTTTTCTATATTTTTTTGACATAGGATAAATGTATCTAAACTGTTTACCCTTAACTCTACTTAATTTTAATTCTATTAATTGTTGAGGATTTGGTCTCATACCTACTTTACGATTTTTAGTGTTAGGTATTATTCCTTGTAATGTTCTTGGGTGTATCTTCTCACCTGTTTCTGAAACATATGTGTCTGTAATAGAAAAACCACCATATAAAAAATTGGCAGCCTGATAAACATAACCAGGTTTACCAACTATACCATCGGCCCAAGTAAAAAGATATTTAATGACGGTATTTTCTTTTAACCATTTAACAGATAGTTTTAATAGTTGAGATTCTGAATTACGAGGCATTTTATCATCCATACACATCTTACCAATTTCAAAATAATCTTTTGTATCTAATTCTGGAAACAATTTTTGTATTGTATGTTTTGGTCTAGTACCCCAACCAAATGTTATGACACCTACTAATTCCTCATTCTCAAAACAACCCATATAATGTTTTGTTAACTTTGGCATTACAGATGAATAGTGTCTTTTTGAAATAAAATCTGCTGCTACAAATTTATTTAAAGTTTTTAATATCATATTATATAATTTTTTATCAAAGTGGCTACCAAACCATTATGTTCTTTTGTTAATTGTATTTGACAAGACAATCTACTTTTTGTAGGTTCAAAATATGGTTCATATTCTAACAATTCTATTTCTGGTGTTTCTTTTGGAATAGGTTCATAAAATTTTTCATCAATATGTACGTGACAAGTGGCACAAGCACAACTACCACAGCAATCTGCTGGGATTTCTGGTATAGAAACCTTTGAATAATCTCTAGCAGCCTCCATTAAGGTTGTACCTTCGGGTACATCAACTGCTATTTTTGATCCATCACGGACAAAATAAACAGTTATCATACTACAACTTTGGTATTTTATTTTCTGTAATTAAACCTGGTGTAACAGGAGTAATAATATTGCTTGTATTTTGTTGATACGATTTTAATATTTCGTCTTTAGGTTCTGTTGTAAAAACAATTTTATCTTTACTAACTGTAATGGTATCATTTTTACCAAAAGCATTATACAATGACATTATCAATTGTATTGGTTGTCCTGGTCCTTTTTGTTGTGGTATGATTACAAATGGGTTTTTTAAACTTATCCCTTGGTCATTTTCTCCTATTTTAGCGATTACGTCTTCGCCAGTAGATAGTCTTAATAGTTTCACGTCTTGCATTATATCTCCTTCTTCATTATTAATATAACATAGTTTGACTTATTTGTCAATGCTCGTTTCTTTATCAACCGGTCTTAATCGTTTACTTAATACAAATGATCTATTAGGGTTGACACTAACATTCATTTGACGCATTAAATCTCTACAAACTAGTAAATCTGAACCTGATCTTGGTCTATTATCTAAACCCACCTCAATGTTCTTATAGGTAAAACCATTAAATGAGAGATCCATTAATACTGTTGGTCTTGTTTCGGATGGTTCTTCTCCGTCAGCATTTGCTCTATAGATTTCACTTGTTCCATATCTTTTTTTAGAATAAGTTTTTCCATTATATTTCCATTTAATAACTTTGCCTTCTTCTATAATTTCATCAGCGTGTAAGGCACAAGCTTTTGATCCATTTCCTGTATCAAATTTTGCTCTAAGTTTACCAACTTCACCTACTTCAACAGTTTCCAACCAACCACATTCAGCAGTTGCTTGTCTATCCCAATGACTTCGTTTTGATACCCATTTAATTACATTACCTATTAAATTTTCTCCTGTAATTTTTTCTGAAGGTTTTGCGTCTGAATAATAGTCTTCGTAAGTATATGCCATATAGTCAGCACCTGTACCTGGACTTCCATTAACCTCCAACACATATGGTTTACCTTTATAAACAATATGATCTACTCCAACAAGATAAGCTTTAGACACTCTACTTGCTTTTAAAATAATTTCCATTTCTTCCTCGGAAAGTTTATAAGGTTCTGCTGTGCCACCTCTGTGAATATTGGATCTAAAATCCTTACTAGAGTGTATTCTTTTAGTAGAAGCAAATATTTTATTATCTACTACAAATGTTCTTACATCAAAAGGTACTTCCATAAACTCTTGTATTAAAACTTCGGCATCGTGGTTCCACAATGCTTGTACTGTAGATACAAGGTTTTCATAACTTTCAACTTTAACAACTCCAATACCTTGTGTACCTGTAAGTGTTTTTAAAATGATAGGAAAATTGGCACCAACCAATTTAAGAGCGTCATCTAAATTTTTTTCATTAGATATAAAGGCAGTTCTAGGTGTTGGTATACCAAATTTTTCAAATAATAAAGCAGTCGTTAATTTGTTATCACAAGTCAACATAGCT